GAGTTTCTTCTCAAGATCGGCGATGCCTTCCAGTCGAAAAGTGAAATCTGCCATATCACGTCACCTCATGAACGATGAACGTGTGTTTGGTTCTCAAGCGTCTCTCAAAATCGACATCATAAACCTTGTCGCCGATTCGGATGTGGTTAAACAAGATGTCGAAGTGATTCTGAATGTGAATGGTCTTCGTCCCCTGCGGGATCACGCCATAATACAGTTTCAGTTTCTCTTCAGAAGTGTCCATCACGGCGGCTTGTACTCGGACTTCATCGGGTTCTAACTGTTTGTAGTCACCCGTTTCTTCGTCATACGTGGGTTTCTGATCGATCTGAAAATAGATGGGAGTGTCGTATCTCATAAGAAACGCAACACTCCCTCAGTGTGATTGTTCTGCTTCCACGTTGAAATGTCGGACATGAATCCTGCAAAGTCACTATCATCGTTCCAGCTGATCGATTCGCCTTCCACCCCGTGGGATGTAAAGCCTTCTGAACCGATGCGGTTGAACCGTATGATCGATACTTCAGTGACAATGTACTTCAGTTCTTCGGGGACGCTTTCGTTACCACACAAAACGCACAACCGATTGCTTGTCAGATTGATGATCACATCGAGCAATTCATCTTGACTTGCATCGGACAATTCAATTCCAAGCAGTCGTTTGACCTGCTCCTTCATGAATTATTCCCCCTTTGCGGGAGTCTTTCTTTTGCGGGGCGTTTTCGGTTTTTCCTCGACAGCTTCATCGGCCTGCGGTGCGGCTTTCTTCCGCTCCACAACCGCCTTGATCAGCGGTACGCCCTGTTTGTTGTCGTTGCCGGAAAGTTCCGCAATGCGCTCAAGAGACGGTTCATAACCCTCTCTCGGATAAGTATCGCCGACATTGTACGGACGGTTTTCATCCTGCAAGTCGGTGAAATACTTAATGACTTCGAATTTTTTCATGAGTTGCTTCCTCCCTTATAAGATTATGCGCCAGTGCCGGAGTCAGAGCCGGAGTCGGAGTCAGAGCCGGAGTCGGAGTCAGAGCCGGAGTCGGAGCTGGAGTTGGCGTTAGCGTCAGTGATAGCACATTTTACGACACCATCGATGCGTTCGGGATAGAACACAACACCGCTCATGATGAGGGATTCGATGGATGCGTTATCGGATGCGATGGAGTGATGGATGCCGACAAGGCCGGATTCGTCAACGGTCATGTCGAATGCATCGGCGACTTCGCCACTGGACATCGGAACGTAGGCCATGTTGAGGTTCTCGGCAGCCGTGCCGATGACTGTGCCTGCGGTCAGATTCGGGGTGATGAAGGTGTTGCCCAGTCCGAGGAAGTTCTCGATGTAGCTCCAACCGAAAACGGTCTGCATGGAAACATCTTTTGCACCGAGGTACTTGGCAACATCCTGCTGAGATGCGAAGTAAACGGGAGTTACATCCTCGTCTTCGAAGGTCTCTGCGAGTTTTGCCCAAGTGCCTTGGATGCCATCGTTCTGTGCGGTTGCCGTACCAGTGCCACTGGCAAGGGTGGTGAAGAAGGAAGTTTTGATTTCTTTGCGGATCAGTTTTTCCAGTTTCTGATCGGTCTCGTTGATAGCAACGGCACGACCACTCTTCTGAATGGCTTCGGCGGTGGACTGTTTTCTCCACTTATTCAGCGGAAGCTGGATGGTGCGATCGATTTCCTTTTTGATCTCGGTCAGAGGAATGACAACGCCCTCGGCAACCTGTGCGGGGTTGTTGATGCGGGTGATCTTATAAAGGTTGATCGCAGTGCCAACGGACATCGGCTTCGGGGCAGTGATGCCGAGAATGCGCTGAAGTTCTTTGATGTTGCTAGCGATACGGGATGCGAAGTCCACGGAAATGCCTGGTGCAACGTCTGTTGTTTTGATCTCATTTGCGAAAAGCTGAATGTTAAATTTAAACATTGTTTGTTCCTTTCTGCGGATCATCTGAACAATTCAAGGTGTTCCGCCATTAGTTTCTGACGCTGAATCGGATCAGCGACTTTGAGAATTTCTTCTTTTGTTAGTTTTGTTCCGCCTTTACCTGCGCCGCCCTTGTTCCCTTCGGGGGTGTTCCCCGCCATGGCCTTCTTGACGGCATCCGTGACGGCTGCGTTGAATGCGTCTGCAAACTGTTCGACATTGGCCTTGGTCGTTTCGGCTTCGGTTGTCACCAAGGATTCAAGAAGGCCGTCCCCGATCACAATGTTCTTTTCCGAAAGGATTGAACGTGCGGATTTCATCATTTCAGATTTCGCATTGGCCGTTTTCAGTTTCTCGATCTCCTTGCGCAGATCATCCGTCTGTTTCTTCGCCTTTTCCTCGGCGGTCATCTGTTCCAGTTTCTTGGCTTCGTTCAGTTCGGTCTGATGCTTCTTCTGCATCTCGGCAAATTTGGCATTGAACTTCTTGTCAAAGTCTTCATCTCTCTTCTTGAGAAGTGCTTCGACCTGCTCTTTGGTGTAGACATCACCGTTGCCGCCGTCTCCGCCGTCATCGCCACCGTCTCCACCATCTCCGCCATCGCCACCGTCTCCTTCGGCGAAAAGCTGAAGTTTCCATTTCCAGTCGTACTCATTTGCAAAGTTCTTCATATTGTCCTCCATAGTTTTACGTCACAATGCTTGACGATAGATTCCATAGCTTTTTAGGTGTTCCATGCCTGCACCGATCCATAGCTTTTTATGCGTTCCATGCCTGCGCATTTATGCTGACGTGATTGGGATAACTGTCCGCGATCCCAGTCGCGCCAATAATAAAAGCACCTATCAGAACGCTCAGAGTCTCTGATAGATGCTCATATTCCAATTTAAAGTTGCCCGCTTCAAAGGCCGTTATTTTCGCCCCTGTTCGCATTTCGACTGCACTGCAAGCGAGTGTTTGCAGAAGAGCAGATATTGCCGCACACACGATGTCTTGGCCGAACTGGGCATAATCTGCGTGGCCTTGTGCCGTCACGCTTGTTTTATCCACTGTAATATTGATCATTTTTACTCCTAAAAGCATAATGCGCCTCGCAGGACGAGACGCATTAAGAAAATCCTTGTACGCATGGCACATGATCCAAAAAATAACCGCTATCAGCCTTTATATATAAAGGGAGAATCTATATGAGTAAAACAGTTCAACAGAAGGCAAAGTAAAGAGGTAAAACCAAAAACAAATCAACGCAATCCTGTGACTGATAGCGGTTATGCGCATAAATAAACCGCCAGTTGAAAGACTGACGGTGGGTTCACTCTGTTTCTTCCAGTGGAACGTGGTGTTCACATTCCGCATCGACACTCCAAATGTCCTTTGGGATGCCATCTTCATATGCATTGCAGAAATGGACTTGATCTTCTCTGACATCTTCGTGAAGATTCCGAAGGTCATCCAATCTCTTTGAATAGAGTATGCAATTATTACAACGCTCCAATTTCAAACAACTCCTTCATGAATGTTTCGACATAGTCCGGCAATGTCTCGCCGTGGAACCGTGCCGCGAAGCACTCGGCAAAATATTCCTCCGCATTGGATGCTCCGTATTCGGACAAGTTATATATCGAACCATCCTTTTTCGCACGTTTAAACAGCTCCGACCACGCTTCCACTGTGTCACGAAGTTCGGGGTTCGTGGCATAGTTTGGGTTTGCTCTGTGCTGATTGATCTGCCCGAAGAACTGATCCGCAACAATGTGGCCATACTCATGCGCTACAGTTGACCGCACGATGTCCAACTCGTTCTCAAACTGATCCGCGACGGAAAACCTCTTGAATTTCATCTGCCGTTCCAATGTAGCAATGTCTTTTTTCTGCTTCGGTGGCATCGTCCGCCCTTCGAACCTCTTCTTTATGAGATCAATCGATTCCTGCCTGCTCCGCTGAATTTCATCATAGTAATCCCGCGATGTCGCGGCAAGTCTAGATGGATTCAGTTTTAATGCATGGTAATTTGCGCTGGCGTTTGCCTTTCCCCTTCGGGTCTCGATGCTTTCCAGTTTCTTGGTTGGAACATACTCTTGCAGTTCGGTCAAAACCTCGTTGACTGCATTTATGCGTTCAAGGGAAATCGACCCGAAGTTCACATCCTCGGCGAAATGCTCCTTCGCATAGGATGTTGCGTCTGCCTTTGACCTTGCTGGTTTGAACGAGTTCATTGCCGAAGGAGGAATCGGCGGTGTTGGTTCGGGTTCTTCCTGCTGCGGATTCCGTTCGTCCTCGATCTCTCGGATCATGCGTTCCAGTTCATCACGATCCATGTACGATGCTACATGGCACAAACATTGCGGATGGAAAGGCGGTGCGTTCTCCGCAACCTCCATTTCCTCGATTGGGAAGTGCTGACCATCAAACGGACGGCAGATAGAGCAGGCAGACCGTTCACAGATGATCATGTATTCGTCATACCCGTTCTGCTTCATGGACACCTTTGCGGCATCCGTCAGCACTCGACTCATTTCGGTTCGTGCCAACCGCTCCGTGGCATATTTGGCCTTCCCTACGTCATCCCGCAGTTCCGGCATGAATCCCCGTGCGATCTCCACAGGGTTCAAACCACGAATAAGCGACCGCTGGACTTGCATGTTCACCCGTTGCCGAAGTGAATCCATGTCCGTCCATATACGGTCGCTGAATGATGCGTTCTTGAAGGATGCATTGACGATGCGGTGTGCCTGCTTATCGACATCATCCACACCTTTGCCGAGGATCACCGCTTGCCGTTTCAGTTCCTCCAAGGTCTTCTTGTCGAGGAAATCCCCCGTCAACTTCTCAATGTCGTTGTAGCCGGAGGTCATGGCAAGACTAAGATTTGCCTTTAGCAATTCCATGCGGTTTACCTTCATGGTGAGGTTATACAACCGCATCTCGGTGTTCGCCCTGCTGGAGAAGTCCTTGTTGGCCACGTACTCCTTGGCACGTTCCGCATAATACTTCTGATCGGCAGTGGATACACGCTTCTTTGCTTCGGCAATAGAAATGCCCTCTTTAGATGCATACCGCAGATACCAATCATTGATTTGGTTCTGACAGTCGTTGATCATCGTGGCATATATCTTGTCCAGTTCCTTGTTGTACTCTTCAAGGTCGGTTATATTATGTTTTTTCTGTTCCTCTTCGCGTTCTCTCCAATAGTCAAGCTGACGTTGTCTGTTCCGTCTCTCGCTATCATTGAGACCGCCAAGAAGGTCAAGCAGACTTGCCATTCACATCACCCGTTTTGTTGAAGGCATCATCGATGGCGGGAGGTGCTTCCGCTGTTTCCTCTGCGATCCGCTCCAGCTCTTGGTCAACGTCCTCAACTGTGGAGATCATTTCAAGCTGAGTGCGGTGGGAAACGATTCCTTCTGCGTTCTTCGCGTTGTCGATTTCGTCCGCAACGTTTGCGGGGTAGTTCTGAGTGAAGGTGTATTTCATTCCGATCCAGTTGGTTGCGGAGATTCCATGAACCTGCGCCAGCGGATGGGAGAAGATGATCTTGTACCGCTGATTCATGCCGGAACTGAACTTTCGTTCTTTCGTCTTGGCAAGGTTTGACATGGCTTGCAGTTTGTACTTCAGTGCGACTCCCGAAGAGTTGCCGAAGTCTTCATCGGAGATGTTCGCGACCATGGCCGTGATGAACATGGCATTCCACAGGCGGTCGAGAAGATGCTCCTGCGTTTCATCGGCCTGCGGTTTTGCGAGGAAGTCCACCTCGGGAAGCTGTTCGCCGTCCCCAGTGAAGTTGAGGATTCGGTCGCGCTTGACGTGAGGAATATCAGATTCGTCCACTTTTGCACCGAGTATCTTCATATAGGCATCGGCAAAGTAGTCCACATCATTGCACTTCTCACTCAGTGCCTTGTTATACGCATCGTTCAGAGGGAGGATGGAATGACACAGGCCAGTGGCTTCTGCGTTCTCCACGTAGCGCACAGCGGGCAGATACTTGAAACCGTGCTGTTTCGGTTCGTCTTCCCACCTCCACACTCCGCCGCGGTTGGCAAAGTGCTGCACATAGGTTCCGTCCGACCACGATCCGTGGATCACGTTTTCTTCTCCATCGATCTCGGACTTGTACCACCGCACAAAATACAGTGGACGTTCAAGGATAGATTCATCGCAGAACATGAATGCATCCATGGCCGACAGGTATGTGATGCAAATTTCGCCTTCTTCATCGGCGTAGTACATCTCAAATGCTTCCCCATCAATGTCCATCAGCTTTGCCAGTTCTGCGTTGTTGTCATCTTGGTCGTTGTACGCATCGAGGAACTGGACGTAATCAGACACCGCTTCATCTTCGGACATGGTCTTGATTGGGATGCCGCAGAAGAACCCGCCGAAGGTGTCGATGATGTACTTGATCACGTTGACCGATACGCGGTTGTCCGGCTTGCCGTCATCCTTTGCGGCCATGTCGTATATCTCATACTCGTTCTCATAAGCATCGTGTATCTTGACCATTTCTGTGTTCGCGGTCTTGTGCTTCGCGATGTACTTCTGAAGCAGTTCCAGTGTCATTGGAGTATCGGCGGGGATTTTGAATATCATGATTACAACGCTCCTTGTACTCTGTTATATGTCGAGGTCGGTTTCTCATATGCCCGAATCAGCGATGCCGCACTGTCGGGCGGGTCATCGTGTTCGGCGTGTTCGGTATAATCCAAGATCATGTTCATGTATTCGGGGTCGGTCTCTTCCAACCACTCGATATAGGGAAAGGCCTTTTTCAAGTACGTGCTGATCTTCAGATACTTATTCATTGATTCATGGTACGGATGCGTCATGAACCCCTTGGCTTTCAGTGCCTTGTTCAAATACCCCTTGTCAGCGTTCTTCTCGTTGTACACCGATCCTGCCTTGTAGATGGAGTGCAATGCTTGAATCTCTTCTAAACATTCGTCCACATGCTTCTGCCAGCACTTGCCGAATCCGATGTATCTTTGCTCGGAAATCTTCTTGATGATGGTGTATGCCGTCCAGTCTTCGCCACCGTATGCGGCATCGATGTGTGCCGATCCGTTGTAGATCAGAGATGTTTCCGATGTGTACTTTGGCTCTTTGAAAATGGCATCCTTGTCCGCTATGTGCTTTAGTTCATAGTTTGCGGCAAACAGAGAATCGGTCATGGATGCCCGTATTGAATGAAGTTCTTCGGCACTGATCAGTCCTGTCATGTAACAGTCGTACCGCTCTATGTTCGGCATTAAGGTGAATGCATCTTCCTTGTGCCATGGTGTGCCAGTATTAATGAAACGACCGCCACGGTTCTTGACGTTCTGCAACTCCATGTATGCGGTCTTCGTCCGTTCCCGTTCGGCACGGGATACGCGGTCTTTCACGTTGACGATGTCATCGGTGATGACAATATCCGCGTGTTTACCAGTGATAGACGCTCCAATGCCAAGTCCAAGGATTTGGGATTGACCCGATACGTTGTCGTGCAGATTCGTTTCGATTTCCGACGCGGTTGCTTTTAGAAGCACCAGTTCCTTCTCATAAAGCTGTTCCACCAGCCATTTGAAACAATCGGTGCTGAGTATGTTCGCGACCTGTCGCAAGACCTCCGCAACGTCTGTGTCGGTTTTGCGGAAAAAGTCGCATGTCTCATATGGTTTAATGATTGTATGTAGAGCGAGAAACAGTGACAGTGTTGTTGTTTTGTACGAACCACGATGCCCTTGCTTTGTCTGATCATCGTGTTTCCATAGGAAGTCTTTTAACCACTCGTTGTGAAGATCACCAAGACGGTCGAACCCGACCCAGTGACCGAACCGTATCGGTTCTTCTTCAATCGTCTGAAGAATCGCCTTTTTCTTTGCGTCCAAAGAAGTCTTCCATTTCCTGCACTATCTCACTCGTTGGTTTCGATACTTCTACTCTTTCGGTCGGTTTTTCTCCAATCGTGTCGCGTACAAATTCCATTGCACGAATGAAATCATTGTCTTTTGCTCTGCCGGACGTAATTAGTTTCACCATGTTATACGTGGCTATTTCTTTTCGGGTGGCTTCCACACCGTTCAGTGTTCCACCTATTCCATTCATTTGTTCTTCTAGTATTTCGCGGAACAATTTTTTTCGCCTGCGCGCTTCTGCTGATGCCTTGCCGCCAGCCGACTGTTCCTCGACTGTTAGAACATGCGCCTGTGGAATTAGATTTTCGTTGCTTTTCCTTGCCATTCCAATCAATCCTTTGAGTTGCTACCTCATAACGTTCATATGCCGACCCTAACCTTTCGGTTTTGGAATTCGGCATATTGTTGTTTCTTTCTATGATGTTCCTTTTCCGCAGAGATGTATGGGTTCATCATCCGCTTCTCGTTTCCATATATCTTTTCAACAAGCTGATTGCAATTCCAGACTTCGACCCTTGTTCCAGTTTTCAGTGCGTCATTCGCTTTACGTGCGGACGATGTTACAAGGATCGGTGACCTGTTTTTGCAATCCATCACAAGGAATGTGTTGTAACATTTCTTAGCCATCTATCTTCACCGCTTTTTCGCCTGTGAAGTTTTCCCATCTTGTAATAATGACATCGCAGTAGTGCGGATCAAGTTCGACCATGAAACACCTGCGGTCAAGCTGTTCGCAAGCAATCAGTGTTGATCCACTTCCACCAAAAAGGTCAATCACAGATTCTCCGATTGATGAATATCTTTTTAGAAACCATCCTGCCAGATTTGTCGGTTTTTGTGTCGGATGGTATCTCTTATGGTCAAACTCCTGCTCTTTGCCAAACACACCTGCCCATTTCACTCTTGCAATATCTCTTTTATGCTTCTTTTTACTCCAACATAACTCGAAGCATGATCCATACATTTTGTCGCTCGAATAGTCCTCTTCGATGTCATCATTGCCGTTTGCTCTTTTATCCCAAACGATCCATGAACCATTATTTTTGTTTGGTATCAGTTCCGCAAAATAATCTGCACCCCAGAGGAACATTTCGTCAGCATTAATTTGAAATATTGCATCAATCATTTCTGGGTAAAATTCATCCACTTTCCCCTGTTCGTATTTTTTGCCACCTGTAAACCCTTTTTCTTTTGCAAAATCCAGATGGTTCTGCATTCCGCTGAAATCAGTGTCGAGGTTCATTCCATACGGTGGATCAGTAAAAACCATGTCAGCCTTCACGCCATCCATAAGCCGATCAACAACAAGAACGTCCGTTGAATCTCCGCAGATTAGTCGGTGGTTTCCAAGTTTCCACAAGTCACCAAGTTGGCATCTCGTTTCAACTTCTTCTGAAAAGTCGTAGTCATCTTCTTCGACTTCCCGATCATCAATGCTGATTTCGGACATGTCAAATCCAAACTGTTCCATGTCCATGCTGATCATTTCCAGTTCTTCATTACGTAGTTCGATATCCCACTCCGCAAATTCAGCAACTTTATTGTCCGCCAGCCGAAATGCGCGGATTTCATCATCGGTCAAATCATCGGCAACAACGCACGGCACTTTTGCCATGTCCAGTTCTAACGCAGCCTTGTATCTGGTATGTCCCGCCACGATCACGTTGTTCTTGTCGATGACCATCGGCACTTTAAATCCAAATCGTTCGATGGAGTTCTTTACATACTCCACCGCATTGTCGTTGTGCCGAGGGTTGTTTTCATACGGTGTTAATTCACCTAATGTCTTATAAACAATTTCCATGAGTGCTACCTCTCTGTGTTTTGCCTTCACAGGGCATGGCTCCGGCTGGCCACCACACACAGAACCGAAACCACGCCCGTAGAAAGGAGAAAAATTATGCGCGGGGAAAAGTAATGAAAACCCGCATTGGCGGTTGAGATAGGACTTGAACCTATGACCCACGGATTAACAGTCCGTTGCTCTGCCGACTGAGCTACACAACCATGTACGATCACTGTTTCCGGCACAGTAATCGAAGCCTTTATATGTTCCATGCTATAAGCACAGAATTACAGTGGAGCATTCAGCAGGAATCGAACCCGCAACCAACTGATTACAAATCAGCCGTTCTGCCAGTTGAACTATGAATGCGAAATGTGCGCTATTGAGGAAGCGCACCCAACCTTCGAATGTGCTGACCCCCACCCTGTCGCACGACCTCTCCGTCATGCAACGGCAACCCTAATTTGTTATGGGAGGTAGCAAACTCCATATATGACCAAAAGAAAAAAGAGCAGATATGTTATCTGCTCTTTCGTCTCTTAATCACCGTGTATTATATCACAGTTTGCCTTAAAATGGATTCACAGTGTTGTCAATTCCTGTCACATCTTGTCAACGTGAAGGGTATAGCATGGAAAGACAATCTTGGAGAAGTCGGAAGGGTTTGCAACGATGGCTCTACCAATGGCCTGTTCTCCTGCGTTCTTTCGAGACCATGCCCATTGACGGGACTTTTCGCCGTGTTCCTTTGCGATGTCTTCCAGTTCCATGCCCTTGATGTAGTATTCGTAGAGGGTCTCTGCTTGATCCGGCGCATAGCGACTGATGTTCAAGGCGATTTCTGTCTTTAGATCGTTCAGCTTCGCATGGTCACGATCCAGTCGTTTTGACATCTCGGCTATTGCGATCAGATTGTCTTCGCCTTCCTTCCCTGTCTTGGAGGTTTGGATGCGTTCGGACTGAATCTGACCAACGGTCTTTTCAGCGATGGTTCGTCTCCGCTCGATCTCCTGTGACAGAACAGAGAGTGATTCATGGATTTTTCGTGCCTGTTGCAAATATTCCCTTGCGGTCATCATTCTTCATCACTCCAATCGGGGGAAAATACAAAAATCAGTGCTATAAATACCAACCACCATTTGGCGAACTTCACGGCCAGCGCAATGAATGCGCAGATCACAGCAAGATCATAGATTAATATCATCGTCTGATCTTCCTCATTCTCCGTCCGCAGGATGGGCATTTCCTCGGCAGGGTCATCGGAAGCCGTACCACGTTATGGCATCCCTCAATGGTGAAAACAGTGTTTGCCTTGTGTCCGCAGCTGGAACAACGGAATTCGTATTTATTTCCGAAGCTGACGTATTCCTCCCACACTGCGGTGAATCCTTCAAGGTATATGGCATAAGCGATGAACAGGATAAACCCCCTTTACGGTCTGTAAGATGCTTTCGATGATCTCTTTGGTGGATGCGCGAAGATTGGTTGCTTCCGTCAAGATCGTTCGAAGAAGGTTGACGTTGGCAAGCATTTGGATTCGGAGGAACTCTGCCCCATGCAACCCTTTGGTTTCCTCTGCGTATATTTCCACCGCTCCGGCGATGTAGGACAGTTCGTCTGTGATGCTCCACTCCTTGACTGGGAGTCCTTCTCCCGCAATGGGGGGCATCGGTGTGTAGTTATGCTCCGCACCGCCGTTGTGGTCACAGTCGGTGCATTCGCCCGTCATGAAGTATTGGCACTGTTTGCATTCCTCCACGGGTGTCAGTTCTTTTGTCTCTTCGCTCATGTCAGATGCCCCCTTCATCGATCAGATTGTTGTGGTACTTCAACACGGCTTCGAAATTTCCCCTGTCCACGTCCTTGCAGATGCGGTTCCATAGCCGTTCGGAACGCGGCATGGTCTTCAGTTCGTGTTCGGTGTCGAATGTCTCGCTCCATATGTAGTCATACAACCATACGGCAACACGGAAGTTCGCTTCTTCATCGGCCAGCGCGTCCTTCAGATGTTCTTCCGTCCGCACCAACTTGATGTAGTCGTTCTTGTGTGCCTGTGCATAATTATCCAAATCGCGGTTCTTGATCCGGCACAAGTCCATCAGTCCATCTCTTTCGCCCTTTATTCGGAACAGCAGGATGGTAACGATGATCAGCATCACACCCAGTGCGGCTGCGATCTCTATCATGAGAAGAAGTTTAGAATCCATTTTCATCAAAGTCCTTTCTTTTCTTTCTTCCTGTTTCCTTGCCAATGGCAAAGGCCTGTCCTTCTGCGAGGGACGCGAAATTGGCTTCTGTGACATCGTTTCGCCCATAGTATCCCTCTTCATACCCTTTGTTGTATGCGCTCACTGTGCGGGCATCTGATGCGTATTCAGTCGGTTTTTTATGCATTTTCCTTTTCCCTTTCATTGATTCTCTCGACCCATCGGTTGAGTTTGAAATATGATATTGAGAAGTCTGCCTTGACACTTAATGTCGTGGTGTACTCTTGCAGTATGAGCATGACATTCTGTACGTCCGTGATTTCTTCCACAAGATGGTCGAATGCCACTTCTTCCGATTCGGGTGTCGGGGATTCCTGTCGGATGATCCGCGCCAACTTCAGCGCGGCATGGGCGCACTCACTGCATTCCTCGGCCAGTAGTGACAGAAGTGATGCGGGTGATTCCTTCCTCCCGATGATCTCCGCGGCGTGATCCACGCTCACTGGGTACTTGAACGGTTGCTCTTCATTCTTCGTCTTCCTCACGTCCTTCCATGTATAGATTCATGATGTCCTCATGCAATCCTCCGATGATCTTCCAAAGGTCGAAATTGTCACAGTTCCAGTTGGATGTTGCGACTGTGCCTTCCTCTGTGATGCAGGCCAGCACGATGGACTGGGGTTCGAAATCGAACAATTCTGTGATTTGTTCTTCCAGCCACTCAGAGAATGGCTGTTCAGTGAATCGGTTTTTTGGCTCCGCTATCGGGATCACCCCACTTTTCTTTTGAATCTTCGTTCCACTGGTCTCGGCACTGCTTCTCGGTGTGATATGGTTCCGTCTCATAACCGCACGGGCATCGGTAGATCATCCGATCCCCGCCAATGAACACCTTGGCATAGTGCTTGTTCCGCTTGCAGTTCCGGCAGGGCAATAATTTGTCAGCCATTTTCTCCCTCCTTGGTCTGTTCGGGCATTGGCATCCATCTCGACACTTCATCTGCCCAATAAACGCATCCATGGCTCACCCACACTGGCACTTGATCAGAACTTAATCCCTCATATACGGCATCGAACACACGACCATGAACGGATATGCGAACGGGCTGTTCCACTTCCGGCAGTTTCTTTTCGCACGAAATCCACTGTTTTGCGGATGGAATGCTTTTAATCAATGTGGGCAAACTCACAACCAATCCATCCCAATCGTGCATTATTGCGCTGATCACATCCTGCTTATAAATCAGTTCATCCATCGGTATCACCTCTCATGTCCTCACCGCAGTTATGGCAGTAATAATATCGATATTCGCTTACATGTTTACACTCGGAACACCTGAACTCTTTCCCATGCGATTTAATCCAATGCCCTTTTTTCTGTTGTTGCGCCTGCGGTACTAACAACTGAGTTTTATTAAAATTCTCACAATCTATACATCGTCTCGGAGGAATCCACTGCTGTGCGGATGGCAATTCTTTGTCGAGCATATCGCATAATTCCATGCAAGCCTTATCTGCCTTGTCCACGCTTCTTTTCATAAACAGCGACAGACTCACTTTATCTCGGATAAATCTTATTGCCGCCTGTCTACTGATTAAATCATCCATTTTCTTCCCCCTTGTACGGTTCTGGCAGTGGCATCCATCGCAAGACTTCCTCTGCCCAATAAAGGCAACCATGTGATACCCACTTTGGCTGGCTCTCCACATCAAATCCTATGAAATCAGCCTCCTTCACTTGCCCATATACCGTACTTATTAGAACGTTATGATTAATTTCAGGCAATCTCTCATCACATGGAATCCACTGCTGTGCTGATTGATTTTCTCTCATAAAAGATTCAGCCGTGTCTTTTAGAAATCCGATTACCAGCTTTTCTTCTTCCTCACAAAACTCAATGTCATTGTGAGCAGTCAACCACTCGATTTGGTAGTCTCGGAATCTGCTGATTAAATCATCCATCAGTAGCCTCCTCTCTGTACGGTTCTGGCATTGGCATCCAGGCGACAACCCCCCATTTGCCGTACCATCTGCCACCGTCAAACTTAAGAATGTTTATTGCTTTCTTCCGTCCAACAACAAGATATTTCCCGTTCTGGTCTGGCAATCTCTCAGAGCATGGAATCCACTGCTGTGCTTTTACAAACCGCACATTTTTCTTATGTTTAGTCGTAAACAGGATTTCTTCTGTGTTTTCAAAATCCACGTCTGTTATGGCATCCCACTGATCTTCTGTAATGGGGCTGTTCAACTGCAATGTGATATTATCCATCGGTTTTCCTTTCTCCGTCAGCGTGGTATCTTTTCACCCCGTCAGAAATCTTCTTTTTGTGCTCTTCTGACAATGCTCTTCCACGGATTTTTTTCGCTCTCCGTTCTTTTCCTTTCCCATAATTGACGTTGTATTCATTCGTACACCATTCAAGGTTCTCCACAAAGTTATTTGTCTTGTCCTCATCTTTGTGGTTTATAAATGGATAATTATTGGGATTTGGTATAAATGCTTCAGCAACAACACGATGAACATACATCGTTTTTGTGTGGCCATCTTTGGTTAGCGAAACAGTTTTATAGCCTTGTGAGTGAACACTCTGCTTCATTTGTCTTCCCTTAAGTGGTTTGTCGTATTCCCTTCCGTTATCGATGACATGAACAACTCGATCAACAGCGAACACTCTGCCGAATTGGTCAACTTCGTAGTATCCCTCATATCCAACCACTGGTCTACGCACCACTTCCACGGCATCAATGGTCGGCATACACTCAATATCGTCTTGTGTCACGCAAAGCTCATTCCAGTTGTGTCCATCTTCAAGACTTCTCGCAACCTCGTGAGTATATACAATTGCATCAGCATCAATCAGTCTCATAAGAACTCACCTTCCACGAATCTATAACCGTCAACGTTTTTTGCGTATTTGAAATTGTCTTTGTTATCGTTCTCTTGCTTTTGTTTCACCATGTCCAAAAACTCTGACAGAGAAACGTTTCGATCATATTCATCTAAGATGACATACTCTTTCTTCTGCTCGACATGCTCTTCAAGCCATGCTTTGATCTGATTGAATGTGTGCCACACTATTGGTGGTTCATGCCACGTATCCTCATATTCGTGAAATAGAAACTTCCATCCCCAAGATGACTTCCCGATGTGAATCGGCTCTTCAACAGACGGTCTGTTTCTAACTGCATAGTAATTTGTTCCCATGTCATTTCTCCTCATCATATATGTCTTTGTCGGGCACACTGAGACACGCTCCGTCAAACAAATCTTTTGATGTGAAAACTGTGCACCCAATTTTGTGTCCGTCCGCATCGAGAAACACATAAGAGAACGTTGCGCAACTTGTTCCATCGGGAATTTGAATCGAAATCTTCTTCATGATCATCCCTTCCCTTCGTCCAGCAGGCGACTGTTCACCGCGTTAAACAACCTCCACAGGTCATCCAACGTTTCGCAGTACCAGTTCCGCATCTCTTCTCCACTCTTCGCATCAAACATCCGTGTCAGATCGATGTTGATGTTACCAATGGCGGTAATGCCTTCGATTACTTTTTCTTCCATAGTTTTTCTCCTTCAAAACAATGTCATCTGAGGGTCTCCGTTCAGAATAAAATCACTCCACTGTTCCGCCATGGCCTTTGCCACACCGCCGAACGTCTTGGATCGTGCCTTTGATGCACCTCCAGCACGACACAGTTTCTCTTCCCATGTGTAGGCACGGCCATTCGGTCGCAGTCCGTATATCTCCGCATTGTTTGGCTTTGGAAGGTCGTTCGTTTCAAGTGGCGGTATTCCTTCCAACCACAGACACGTGGCTTTTGTGACATAATTGTCCGTGTCATCTTTTCCCGCAGCGAACATATACGGGTGAATCGTCTGATCGGGTTTTCGGTAGCACGTATTCATAACACCAACAGGATTTTCAATCGCAATGTGCTTGCAGTCTGCCATCACGAACCTCATGAAGAAGTCCATAGCTTCGATTCGAAGCAAGGTTCTGTCGTTGATTTTCTCCATTGGTGTCATCCGCAAACTATGCGCACGGGTGGCGCAGTTCGTCAGATACGTGCAGGGTGGATGCGCTATGATCAAATCCCACGCGCCGCACTGTGTGTGTGTGTGTGTCGGAGGTCTGAAAAGAACAGTCGCCATTCAGAAGGGGCAAGACATCGCCTTGAATGTGCCATTCGGGATGTCCGCCGGAACACTCTTGCACATCACAGGAAAACGCTCTGTGACCTAATGCGCGAAATTCTTTGCAAACCGCCTGCGATTCCTCACAGGCGATTAATACATTCAACTGGCCTTCACTCATGATGGAACGACCCACAGTTCATGCCATTCATTGCCACGGGCGTATGCTTCCGAATTGCTCCCAACATATACGTCACACCAGTGCGAGTTGTGCCATGACCATGACCCAGTGCTTGCGCCACGGTCGGTCACTGTGCGGTATCCGATGCCGTCAATGTAAACCTTCGTTCCGAGTGGCAGATCGTTGCAGGCGATGGTCTCATACGGGACGTTCGTGTATCCTGTCCCTGCGCCCTGTGAATCGTTGGCATAGAACGTGCAGTGATATGTTCCTCTTGAAACCCACTGTGCGTGTTCTTCCTGTTCCTTCCGTTTGGCTTCCTCCTGCTTCTGCTGAACGATTTCTTTCCGAAGGTCGTTCCATTCCGTCCACTGTTTGCCGAAGTA